ATATCCGGCAGTAACTGGTATCCAGTCTGTGATTTACTACGATGGTTGGGAGGCGGTAGTTGGCAAGAAGAGTTATTCTTACAAAGGCGTAACCCAGGGCAAAGCTTACTTAATTCGCCCAAAACGTGGTTTCAAAGAGCTTGTTAAGCAGGATCTGCGGGTTGAAGCTACTTCTGGTGACCTTTCTCGCTTAGTAGTAAGCCAGATTGTAGCCTATGCGTACCGAGGCGTCTATGCCGCGATAACTGAGAATGTCCAGGAAATCTCCCTGGCTTAAGGACGGTGAATTAAATGCCAAGGTGTACTGACTGCGCNCGGTTCCCGTGGATTCCGGGCGCTGACTATTCTATGTTACCGCCAATGCGGTGCGCGAAGGAGCTGGAAGCCAGGCGGTGGACGAAAGAAAGTGCAACCCTTGAACATAGCTGCCCGTATTATGAAGGGCCTAAGGCGGTGAAAGAGAATGACGCCGACACCGGAACTCAGGACAAAGCTGCGGAAACTGCTGGACGAACAAATTCCCGTAGGCGGAAGTGATGCTGATACTCGCTTTCTCGATGCTGACATAGACGAACTGCTAACCGAAGCAACAAACATATACGGAGCAGCTGCCGCCGGGTGGACATTGAAAGCTGGCATGCTCCAGCGGGAGTTAGGACAGATTGAAAGCTATGCTGTGGGCCAAGAGCGCTACGATATGCGGAAGCTGCAGGATATGGTGAACTATGCCTTGAAAATGGCCGAAACCTACAGCCGTATGGCAGCAAATAGTATGGGCAGTTTAATTCTGAGAATTCAGCCGCCGGAGGTGTTGTAATATGGATTTAGTTAGCCTTCGGCGGCAGCATACCAAATGGGCTATTCAGCAGAACCCAACGACAATTACAATTCGTCGCACAGAAAAAATTGATATGGGGGGCTACTTCGAGGAAATCGAGAGCGAATTAGGCCCCTTTACTGTGCGGATTTATCAATATGGAACATGGGTGCCGCAGGAAGTTAACACTCTGGCAGGCACTAAGCAGGTTGATAGAACATGGGGAATGTTGATGGACTATGAAGCGGACGTCAAGGCAGGTTCCAACGTGTTAGACGAATTTGAAGTGCCGGGCCTAGGAAAATTTCAGGTGCTGGGAGTATACCCGCAAGTAGTAAAAGGTGAGTTAGTAGGCTACCAGGTGGCCTTGGAGAAGGTGAGCTAGATGGCATTAGGTGACCAAACAAGGGAGTTTTTAGAGCGCAAAAAAGCGGGGTTGAATGCTCTGCTTTTAAATTGGGCCGGCACGATGGAGGGCTATGCCAAGTCTAATGCCCCCTGGACGGATCGAACGGGACACGCAAGGCAGGGATTGCACGGAGGCGTAGAATCATCGGGCGATGAGCTGGTCTTGTACCTTTCTCATGGCGTTGAATATGGAATATGGCTTGAATTAGCTCACGGAGGAAACTACGCTATTGTAAGGCCTACGGTAGACGCTCACCTTTCTCGTATCAAGAAGACCGTAAAAGATTATTGGAGTGGTTAGAATGAGGGAAGCGATACGTCAACTACTCGTAAACAATATACCAGAAATCCAAGGTAGAGTATACGAACCACACGCCGCAGGCCTGAACACTCCAAAGCCTTACCTTGTACTTAGAGAGGGCGTACAAGACCCGGAAGCTGACTGGGCAGCTTTCTCAACTGTAATCGAGGTGTGGCCTTACGTCAAGCGAACTACCTTCCAGCAGGTTGATAGTCTGGCCAATTCCATTATCAACACTTTACATCGAGCCAGATTCTCCCATGCCGGCGAGGAATACCTAGTCGATTACCTGGGCAGTGCCGGGCAAGACTTTGTAGACGAAGAATGGGATGCCGTCACCCGAGGCCTGCGCTTCCGAGTGTTTGCCTTAGGCTGGTTGAATTGGCTGACCTATGCTCCAGACCCTGTGGCCGCATTGCAGGACTGGACAAAGAAAGCCTGGCCAGAAGCACATACCGACCCGGCGACATGGTCACCTGCTGACGTGGCACCGGGGATCTATTGGCGCATTGTGCGGTTAGTTCCGNTAGAAATCACAGCGGCCGTAAACTGGATGGAAGCACAGATAAGCGGGCATATTCTGGCCCCCAGTGCAGCANTNCGGTTGGCTTGGGTTCGAAAGGTTACTGAAGGATTATCCAAACAGCGCAGGTTGATGTCTGACGGCGGCCCGTTGGAGCTGTTGCGGGTCGTGGCGGATAGCGAAGCAGACCCGATGAGGCGGGGCCAGATACAGCTTACTGTGAGATTTGGTGTGCTGCAGCCGCGGGCGCAGCATGATGTACTGCGGAAGGCTTTTGCCAGCGGTGATATTGATATGGAGGTGGGAACCGGTGAGTAAAAAGAAACTGGATAAAACTATAGAAACGCCAGAATCGGTCTACAGCCGTAGTGAACTAATCGAGGCAGCTTTTTCTTTTGGTGTTAAACCAGAGATAGTTGCCGGAGCTGCAAAGTTGGCCGGCAAGGATAAGATGACCAAGTCTGAAGCTGAAAAGGCGATCAAACTATATCTGGAAAGGAAGGTGTAGCTCGTGGCTGGTTCTGTTTTTCAAGTAGGTGAGCAAAAAGTGCGCCCGGGTGTTTATGTTCGTGTTACGAATATTGGCGANCCGCAGGAAGCNATCATTCCCCAGGGAATTGTGGCAGCACTTTTCCGGGCTTCCTGGGGGCCTCTGGGCGAAGTCACATATCTTGAAAGCGCCGATGCCGCAACCTCTACTTTCGGTAGCGAGGGCACAACGGATGCAGCAATCGAGGCGTTCCGGGGCGGCTGCCGACGGGTGGTAGGATATCGGCTGGGAACCGGCGGGGAAAAAGCTGCCCTCACCCTGCAGGACGGCGAGGGTGCTAACGTGGTGGCCATTGCTGCCAAATACGAGGGCGCGAGGGGCAACGGTTTTGCAGTAACCATAAAGGATTCCCTTGCTGACGATACAAAACGGGAACTGCTGCTTTACGAAGGTGCAACCCTGCGGCAGACCATTACCTTNGCTAAAGGTAGTGGTGAACCACAAGCATTGGTAGATGCAATCGCTGCATCCAATAGTCCGTATATCACCGCCGTCAAGTCGGCAGACGGTAGCGGCGTGCTGGCTCCGACTACTCAATTGCCCCTTACCGGTGGTGAAGATCCAACTGTGAACGGTGAAAGTTACAGCGCTGGCCTATCTGCAATTGAGGCCATTGACTGGAACGTACTGGCGGTGGATACCGAGGACCCGGTGACCCATGCCGTCGTGCAGACATACATTGACCGAGTACGGAATGAAGGCAAGCGAGTGTTGGGCGTTGTCGGAGAACCGACCAGCGTTCCNCTCGCGACGAGGNTGNCCAATGCCCGNGCTTTCAATGACCCGGCAATCATCTATGTCGCCAANGGCTTNAAGGGTAGTGATGGAGTAACCAGGGAAGGATATAAAGCAGCAGCAAGAGTGGCCGGCATGGTTGCGGCTGCTCAAATAACCGAATCACTGACTCACTATGTAGTAAGAGGGGCAACTGAACTTGTCGGGGCATTAACCAATGCTGAAATTGAGCAAGCAATCAATAGCGGTGCCTTGGTGTTCACGATGTCGGCACAAAAGCAAGTGCATATCGAATACGGAATCAACACCTTTGTGACGCCAACTGCAGATATGGACGCCGGCTGGAAGAAGATCCGCCGGGTAAGAACCCGGGACAACCTGATGGACAGGATAGCTGGTACCTGGGACCCACTGATTGGAAAAATCAACAACAGCCCGGATGGTAGAGCAACGTTGATTGCTGTGGCTCAAGGTATCATCAATCGCATGATCGCCGAAGGTGCTTTACTACAAGGAACTATTTTTGAGGACCCGAACAACCCGCCGGNTGGAGACTCAGCCTGGTTCGTGGTNCAGGTGGATGACCTTGACTCNGCNGAAAAGGTTTACATCACATTCCAATTCCGGTTTGCACCGCCGGCTGAAAACCAGTAATGGAGGTGTTTTAGATGGCTGATGGACGATATATTTTCCGGTCATGTGTACCTGATGGTAGTATTGACATTGCCAACGTAACTTCGGGGGATATCATTAACCGATCTTGGTCTTTCCGGGTAAATGAACCCCCTGAACTGCAGGAGCTATTGGATAGTGGAACTTTTGATCCAAGAGGTATTCTACGGGGATACAACGGCGAATTATACGATGGTGATGGTAACTTTTTGGCAGAAGTAAATCAGTGGCAGGCTCAAATAAACTACACTAATACTGATTACCAACCGGCCGGCAGTAAATTGACCTGGGCGGTTCCACAAAGCTATACGGTGACTTTGACCTTCACCGAAACTGTGATCCGGGATGCCCAGTTGCTTCAGAAAGTTATTGCCGGTCTGCGGGATAATGCGCCTGATGCAGTGCTTAACTTCATGGGCGTACTTCGCGCACCTGACAGATAATGGAGGGATAATATGAGCGAAGAAAAGAAGGATTATTTGCTTCAGA